CTGTGGCACCTTCAGGACCAGTAGCACCTTCAGAACCTGTTGCACCAGTTGCACCTGGGTCTCCACCCCCTGGACCAGTAGCACCAGCTGGACCAGTAGCACCTTCAAGACCAGTAGCACCAGTAGCACCTTCAGAACCTGTGGCACCTTCAGAACCTGTGGCGCCAGTTGCACCATCAGGACCAGCTACTGTAGAATCAGCTCCAGTAGCTCCTGCAGGACCTGTGGCACCTTCAGGACCAGTAGCACCAGTTGGTCCATCTAGGCCGGTGGCTCCAGTAGCACCAGCAGCACCTGGAGTTCCTCCCCCGATACCTTTTGTTCCCAAAAAATCTACAAGATCTTTAATGGTTGCTCTACCAGTAGCATAGGTAGATGTATCGGTACGTAAAATATTTACAATTAAAAGATCATCATCCTTTAAAGAGACTGCAGGAGTGAGATCTTCAATTGTATATAAACCATATGTTGATTCAACTTCTGTAACTGGAGTCTGAGTCAAAACTATACACTAATTCTTATGTGTATTTATCAGACCCCAGAAGTAAACCTTCTCCACTCAATAGTATTCTTGATGTTAAATGATAGTTGATGTATCTGACGAAGAATATCACTCAACATATCAATTACAGTTTGATAATATTCAATCTTCATTTCAATCTTCATAACCTCATCATCTACTGATACCCAGTTAGGAACATCGCCTCTGGATACTTTATAGTTGAATGGTTCTTTTTCATACTCCTCGGGTAATGCTTTACCTGAGTAATATAAAGTCTTGATGTGTTTTGCTTTCTTAGATTCTAGTTTTGCTTTCTTTGATAATAATGTATATTCATTCAATAGATCGATATACTTTGAGTGTAATCTAGGAATCTTAAGTGATGCTTCATCTAGTAAGACATCATCGATTACTGAATCTTCTCTCCACATATCTTGAATGTCTTCAAGATCCTTAATCATAAATTAGTTGAGTAGACCGTCTGCTTGTTGTTCTATGTATGTTCTACTGTAGGTCTCTGACATAGAATCATCAGTAGCCTTTGCAGCAGGATGAACAAGATAGTTAAAATAATTATACCTGAAAGATACCTCAGCTGTAAAGTAATTAATCTGATCTACAGATGCGTCAAAGTTCAATGTACTTAAACTAACTGGGAAACAATCTTTGAATACAAATTCTGATACTGGTCTATGGTTACTAGACAAAACAAACAGGGAACAATCACATCTCCATTGATTGTTCCCCCACTTGGCTAGTTCTTTTCTATCTCTAGGGAAATAAGGTTGACGATCATCAACTGCATCGTCCCCTGTGTTATAGGTAAATTCCTGTGAAACTACAGGAGTGGTGATACGACGAATCCAATCATGAATCTGATAATAGTTCTTCATGTTCTCATCAATCAAGAACTTGACGAACAATGGTTCATACATGAGCTCATCACCAGGATGATAGATCTTATTCAACCTAGTTCCTTGATCTGCTGTCCCCATAGAGATAGCAGGAATTGATGCTGACTGACAAAAGAATCCTACACCAGGAGCCTTACTGATCTCAAACCTAAAACCGATAGGAGATAAGAAGTTCCTGTTCTCTATGTTGAGTAACTGTTGTTCTTCTGGTAGAGATCTACTGTTAGATTGATTTGCCATTTAAATTTTAGGTTAACTCCATCCTGCTCCTGCATGCTTTACCCAGGGGAATGGATTTGGCTTCTTGATTCTGGAATCAAGATCAGGGGGATTACGAAATGATTTGTATAAGACAGAGAACTCATCAAAGTTAATACCAAGTTCTTCTAACTTGGACTCCATCAAATCATATAGTTCAAAAATTTTCTTGGTCTCTGGTTCAGTCATGATGTATGTTCTACTGATAGTATTTATTATAGATGTTCGAATTGGTAATCAAGAATAATTTTATAGAAGTTATCTCTCATCATTCTAATGTCTTCTTGTTCTTCTGCAGGACCACCAGCCCATTTGTCTAAGTGAAAAGAGAGTGACTTATGAATCATTTTAATTGCCTGTATAGGTAACTCAATATTGTAGTACTCTTCTTCCATGGTAGATGTTTTCTTATATTTATAATTTCCATACTATGTAACCTTTATGTTGTTTTGCTTTACCGTTCGCAACCTTTACTAGATTACCTTGGTCAACATTATTATCCTTTGCCCATTGATTTAGGTTGGTTACAATTTCATATGTTCCATCGGGGAACCAGATAAACCACTCCTTTTGATTTGCTTCCCTTGCCTTTTGTTTTTGATTCTCTGTTTGTGGTTTTGTATTGTAACCCGTTACACCTTTGTTCCAAGTATCCCTACCTTTCATTTTGGCGGATTGTTTGTCCTTGGATTCTTGTGTATGTTTTCTACCCTTCCATGGATGACCATGAATTGATTGAGTTTTCTTTTGTGTTATTGATATTTTATTTTTAGTTTCTTGTGAGTGTTTACGACCCAAGAATGCGGGATTGGTTTTAGAAGGATTAGTAGAAGAACTCCAACCCACACCAGAATCATTCCAGTTCATATTGAGGGGGTCATTAAAGTGTTCTCTAATAACTTTAGTCTCGTTCTCTATGAGCTCTTCCTCTGTATCGTGGTAGGACAGGACTTCTCGTGTTAGGATAGATTTATCCTCAATAGAGGTTACCCATCGTCCTGACCCCATATAACCATCTTCTAGGTCTTCTGTTGTATGACGACCGATATAATATTTACCACTAGGGTGGATTGTCTTGTATATGATATGGAACATAAAAAAAGGGTATACCTAAGTATACCCTATTTATCTGATTTGTAAAGTAAGAACTACATAGAGTCCTCAATCCTCACATCAAATTGTCAATCCTGACGCGCCTGTAGTAACGGTTGGAGTTGTCGACGAGGCGACCGAGTCCTTGGTTACCACGGTTAGGACCGCCGATACCGCCTTCAGCGAAGGGGTTAGCAACGATGCCATAACGGGTCTTGAAGCCGATGTTAGGCTGGAAGGTCTCACTGCTGACGGAGCGAACCATCTGTAGTGGGATGTAGGGGCAATAGAATAGACCAGCGTCGTAAGGGGAAGAACCCTTATAACCAGCTAGGTAGTAGTGGGTGTTGGATACGTTGGCAGAGAAAGGATCGATGTAGACCTTAACCTTACCATTGAGTGTACCAGCGAATAGATTACCGGTGTCATCAACGTTGAGGTTAGCGTTGAGGGCAGGGGTGTAATCTAGAACACCAGCCATGGTTAGAGCAGAAGCAACGTCTGCGGAACAGACGATGAAGTTACCCTTGCCACGACGTGTGAGTTGAGCGATGGCGTTCATGTCACGCTCGATCTGGAAGAGTAGACCCTTGAACTTCTCAACACTCCAACGACCGTTGGAATCGAGGTCTAGGTCAAAGATACCAGGGGTGTTAACGTTGTTCTGAGCACCGGGGAGGGCAGTACGATAAACGGTACGGATGACCTCACGGTTGATCTCAGCTAGGATCTCAGAAGAGAGGATGTTAGCTAGTTCAGCCTCAGCATCTAGACCGTGGATAGCACGGAGATCCTGTGCAAGTTCCATGGAGTACTGAGCCTTGAGGGCACGACCACGAGCCTCAACAACAACCTTCTCAATAGAGAAGCCCATCTGACGGAAACGGTAGTCACCGTTCTCACCATCGACACCATTAGCACCAGCTGTGTGATATTCACCAGCATGCTCCATGGTGTGGGTTTGCATACCACGGAGTTCCTGTAGGATAGGATCATACTCACCACCAGGACCACCACCAGGCTGGGTAGCGCCGTCAGCTGTCTGATTACCAGCGGTGTTGACGTAAGACTCGCTACCTAGAGGAGCGGGTTCGGTGTCTAGTAGACCGGGGTTAGAAGCCCAGTAAGGACCGGTGGCACCGTTGTTAGGTACTTCACCAGGTACGTAGTCATAAGGAGGAACTTCACCAGTAGCTAGAGGAGACTCACTGATGTTGGAGAAACGATCGTCGCCAATCTGAACGCCATTATCGTCGTAACGCTTGTGAGCAGTACCAGCAGCAGTAGGTAGACCTAGGTGTGCAGAGAAGGTAGGATCAGCTTCGTCATATAGCGCTTCGTTGGGGCCCATAGGACCGTCATACATGGAGCGCATTGCAAAGATTAGTCCGGTAGGACCAGTCATTGGCTGAACACCACAGATGTCGTATGCCATGAGGTTAGGCATGGAACGACGGATGAGGCTGATCATTACTGGATCGAAACCAGCTACAGGACCACGTCCATCAGCATAGCTGGAGAAACCAGGAGCTAGATCGCCATCCATTGAGGTGGCGGGAGTTTGAATACCAGCGGCGTAACCGTCACCAGCGGGGTTGGTATTAACTGTAGGAGGTCCACCGACTACGGAGGACTGAACGAAGTCATGCTCGGAGATTAGACCCTGGGAAGAACCCATGGCAACCTGCTCACGCATGAAGCGCTCTTGGTTTTCGAGTAGTTGTGCTGTGACAGCCCTTCTGTAAGGATCTTGGATCTCAGGAAGATCTTGATGACCTAGAATAGGCTCCCACTTTTCTGCTAGATACTTAGACATTTGTTTTAGAAAAGATAAGAGTTATTATTTGGCGACTCTAGAGAGTGCTCTAGAATATGCAGCCATGGAGGCTGACATAGAGTCGTAAACTGTGGGTTCGAGAGGCTCAGCAGATTCCTCTAGGTATTCTCTCTTGTTGGCAGGAGCCTCAGAGTTAAATGATTCTTTAAGAACGTTGAGCTTCTGACGATAGTTTTCTTCACTTTCAAACTCAACAGATTCTGCTAGACCAGCTAGTCTATCCTTAGCAGCCTGGGACATGTCCCAAGATACATCAGCTAGAACTGACTGTCTTTGGAATCCTGACATCTGAGAAGATAGACCAACATTGGCCTCAATCTGCTCATTGAGTTTGTTTTCCATTTCATCAAGTTTGGCAACCATTGATTCAAAGATGTCATACTTCTCGTC